GACGGTGACGTCATTATCGCGTGGATTCCCGGCGAGGGCATGGTCCGTAAAAAAGCCGTCGTTGAAAATGAAAGAATTCTGGGCCTCACCAGCATCAACCCCACTGGCCCCATTTTCGTTGGCGACCGCCTGTCGGATATGCGCGTCTATGGAAAGGTCATCAATCCGTAATGCGCTATGCCGCATCGTCAACCGCATGAGGTAAAAATATGGCAATGGACGTAAAATCCATCGTTTTGACGCAGGAAGAAGAGTACGCGCTGATCGACCTGAACAGAGGCTTGCCTATCCGGGATGAACTCGGTCTGGCGCTGTACGCTTCAGGCCTGTGCGAACAGAAAACCGCCCTCGAAGAGGACGGCTCTGTGTCGCGCATCGGATGGAATATAACCAGGGACGGCCAGCGTTGGCTCTATTTCCAACATTGCGAGCAGGAGATCAAGCGAACGGAGACGGTCAGGTATTGGATAACAACCGGACTGGCGATCATCGCCATTGTTATATCCGTCATTGCGCTGATTGTTTCTTTGCATCCTGCGGGTTCATAATGTGCGAATCAGTATCGTAACAAGGTTTATGATGCTGCCAATCAGCAAGAGAACGGATGGCAGCCACCAATATCTTTCGTGAAACGGTTTCTTATGCATAAATAACGCCTCCTTATACTAAGCATATCATTCTAAGAAAGGAATGTCAAGCCACATGATCTGCCACAAGTGTCAACGTGAAGCCCCGGATGGCGCTGTCTACTGTCCGTTTTGCGGACGATCTTTGAAGCCTAAGAAGAATACGTCCAGACCGCGCACTCGCCCAAACGGCACAGGTACTGCGTTCAAACGCGGCAAATCATGGTATGCTCAGGTGACCATCGGCGAAAAGCCCGTCGTTCGCAATGGCAAACCCGCATCCCAGTTGATCCGCGCCACCAAGGGCGGCTTCAAGAAAAAGAGCGACGCCCTGGAATACTGCTCCACGCTACGCGAAGAGGCCCTGTCCAATCGCAAGCAAGCCAAAGAAAGGCTGTCCATGCAGCAGATATACGATCTCTGGCTCCCGACCCACGAAACCCGCGTCGGCAAGGCCACGATGGATTGCTATAAGGCCGCATGGAAGTATTTCAAGCCGCTGCACAATGAGCCATTTGCCGACATCGACCTCGACGATCTCCAGGAATGCGTGGACGACTGCGAGCGCGGCAAGCGCACCAAGGAAAACATGAAGGCCCTGGCCGGTCTGTTGATGAAGTATGCCATTCCCCGCCACCAGACCGACATGAACTATGCCGAATACCTCAACACCGGCAGCGACGCCAAGGGCACCCGCCCCGCCTTCACCAAGGAGCAGGTCGAACTCATCCGCCAGCAGATCGGCAAGACGCCCCACGCCGAAGACGTCTATTGCCTGATCTACACCGGCTTCCGCCCCACGGAGATGTTCGCCCTGACCAAAGACGACTACCAGGACGACATCCTCTACGGCGGCATAAAGACCGAGGCCGGAAAAAACCGCGCCGTCCCCGTCTCTCCAAAAATTGCAACCTACATCGAGGCCAAATTGCAATCAGATAGCAATTTCATCTTCCCCAAGGACGACGGCACCGAAATGTCCGCCCGTTATTTCCGCGACACATACTTCTATCCGGTCCTGGCCGCCGCCGGCATCCAGCCCATCCCCACCAAGACCAAACCCGCCATATACGTCCCCTCTCCCACCCGCCATACCTTCGCCAACCTCTTGAAGGACGCCCCCGGCTCCGACAAGGACAAGGCCGGCCTGATCGGCCACGAGGATTACAAAACCACCAAAAAGCACTACCAATCCGCCGAGCTCGACGCCTTGAAGGCCATCATCCAGTCGATCTGAAAATCTTTGTGTTTCTTTCAAGAACGCGCCGCTGCTCACGCCTGTTGCTAACATAAATCCACACCCGGAACCATGGATTTATTGCTATCATACTGCTAACAAACACCCTCATAACCCCTGTAAATACGGCATTCGTCGTTGAATGGGGTTCAAGAGGCCGAGAGTTCAAATCTCTCCACCCAGACCACAAAAAGTCCCGAAAACACAGCGTTTTCGGGACTTTTCTCTATCTCAACTCACTTCACAATTCCAACCCGTTCAATCCCCAAAGTGGCCGTAAATTTGGAGAAATTGAGATAGGTTGCTAACACTACTGCTAACACCTGCTGCTATCAGTTATCTGTCCTTCCTCCCAAACGTCAACTCATACGTCTTTATCGCCAACAGCGTGGGAATCACCGCGTTCGCCACAGCCAGCAGCGCTGTGTTCCAGCTCAGCCCGTCCCCGCTGAACACCGCGCTTGCCAGCATCAGCACCAGGCACACAATATACACCAGCAGCCTTGTCGGAATCTTCCATACCTTGTCCAGCGGCGCCTTGATGAGCTGCACAAACAGCAGCGCGAACGCCGTGCATCCCGCAATCGTCCCAAGCGCCTGCCATGTGAACGGCTCCGTTGGGATTGTGCCACCGCCGCTCTCCGCCACCTGCTCAATCGCGCCTACACCCTGGGCCACGTCCGCGGCGACCTCGATGGCCTCCGCCGCGCACGCTGTCACGGCAAACACCGCCAGCATGACCAAAATGGCCATCATCGCAAAAGCAAACCTCTTCATCCTTCATACCTCCTTACTTCATTCCAAAGTGCCCCAGCAGAAACATCACGATCCCGGAGATCACCGCCGCAATGACAGCGTCCCATCGCTTCGCCGGCTTGCTCTTGATCTCGTCAACGTCGTTCTTCACGCTGTCCACCTTCTTCTCAGTGGTTTGCAGAGCCATGCCCTGCTTTTCCAGCGCCGTGGCAAGCCGATGCACCGTCTCCGTCAGTTCCTTGATGTCCGCCTGCTGCTGGAACAGCGTTTTGATCTGTTCCTCCATCCGCGCCTGGTTCTCAAGAATCTTATGAAGCTGCTCCTCGTTCATCGGTATCACTCCCTGTTCCGTTTTTATAGGCGCCATCGTCTTCCGTCACGACGGTATAACTATATTGGCTCTTGATGACATCCTCCGGCTTGACGCCAAAATATTCGGCCAGTATTCCCTTCAGATCGCCGGAATCCAAGACAATAGCCCGCTTCATCCATATACCTCGCTTCGATACTGATTATGAAGGTCCAATTAATCGCTTTGTTCCGTCCAGCCATATGTGCCCGGCTCCCACACATTTCCATCCACATTGCTCACCCAATGCTTGCCATTGTGCGAGCACTTGTCCCCGGCCGCGTATGCGTCATGCGCGCCTATGGGCTGCGACCATTCAGGCCACTCTTCGGCAGGGTCTCCCGCTTTCGCCCACAGGGCAGGAGTTACCGGAGGCGTCCAGTCAGCCTGGGACGTGTGCGCCTGCACGCACTTGTATAACACGTTCTCATAGGTTCGCAGGTTTCCGAGACCATATCTGACGTTCGGCTCCCACTCCGCGAAGACGTCTGTATGCTCTGTCGCGGTCACTTCGTCGATTGCGCCGCTTTCCGCAAGCACGACAAACGCGATTGCAGTTGTATTGGCTGCACTCTCTGCCTGTGCGATGGAATTGTCTTGAAGTGCCTGTTCCTGCGGTGTCGTACCACGTCTGATAATCGTAGCCATGTTTCATTCCTCCCATAGTCCGTTATAGTACTTAGTCAGTCGGTCGATCAGGTGTTTCGAGTTGCCATGGTCTAAATGCTTCATCCATGTGTGAAATGAAATATCCACGCTATCCTTTGACACAAGCCCCCGCTTGGCTTTGGACACCAATCGTCTGTATTTCTTCCTTCCGGTCTTGATCTTTGATGCGTCTGCAATCATGTACACCTTTCCGGTATTCGTCAAGTAATATGTGAATCCAAGGAACGAAATTCCCTCATCCAGCTTATGTATCCTGGTCTTGGACTGGTTGACATCGAAGCCGAGTTTATTGATCTCTTTTTCGATAGATGCATTGTACCGTTCAAGTTCGTCCTTGCATGGGTGAATCAATATCAGATCATCCATGTATCGAATGTAATACTTGACGTGAAGCCGCTCCTTAATGTAATGGTCAAGGTCATTCAATATCGAAATCCCGGCAATCTGGACAAGTTGGCTTCCTGGATTGTAACCAATATCACCCGAATACTGTTCGTGCAGGATTTTTTCAACCCTCTCATACGCCCATTCTGGCAAATGCTTTCGAAAATTTGCTTCCGCAACATCATGTCGCATATTGGGGTAGTATCTCTTGATGTCAAGTTGTGCGACATAGCCCGACAAACCATGTTTCCGATAGTATTTTCGAAGAAACTCCTTCAGGCGTTCTCTCGCGGGGTCGGTTCCTTTTCCCGTCTGGCAAGCCCAATTATCGTATATAAAACCTTTTGTCATAATCGGATATACAACGTTGTCGTTCAAACTTCGCTGATATACACGATCACGATAGGCAATCGAAGCAATTTCACGAGGCTTTGGGCTTGTAATCGAAAAGTGCTTCGGCGGGCTTGCCTTATATTCTCCATCGTGAAGCTGTTGGGATAGCCGAGAGGTACGCTCTATACCACGATGATAGTAAGCCGCAACAGAATCCTTCCAAAGTACACCTTTCTTTGTTTTGAGCATCGAATCGTATAGGGCTTCAAATCCAATCACATTTTCTTCGTTGATATTCATAATCAATCTCATGCGTTTACAGCCCATGCAGGCTAACAAGTCTTGGGCATCGCAATCGTATTGTTTTGCCTATCTTTCAAGGCCGGGGATTCGGCTCCTTGCGTCATGGTCGCTCCTGTCTCACCTATGGCAAGATGTTTTTTCACGACATTTCGCAATCCGGGGCGGGCCTATTCGCGTTCGTCGCGTTGTTGTTGTTGGCGTTGCCCGTGGTGTTCACATTCCACGTGTTGTTCGCGTTGCCGCGATTCGCCGACCGCAGGCGCACGTTCTGAGTACAGCCTACGCCCCTGATGTGATCCGCTTAAACGCCTTGAGGCTTTAAGCGGGTGACATCCTTATCTCGCCATCCCCTGATCAGGTTCCTCAGGCTAACGGTCATGCCGATCCAATAGACGGCTCGCTTTGTCTTAAGGTGGAACAATGGCTGCGCCGTTTCAATCAGCATTGTCATGCGATTGCATTTTTCCGCAGCCCTGTCCTGTAGATCAATGCGCCTCTTGTATCGTTCCATGCTTCCGTTCACCTTGATCTCGTTGGCTTCCCAGCAAAGGGCCTGTATCTCAATTGCGCAGTCCTGTAGCTTTTCGATATACTTCTGCTGTTTTTGCGGAAACCACTTTTCGTTTTCCGTGATCTGCAGGGTATATACCGTCAAAGCCCGCGCCTTGGTGTTGACCTCCAACTCTCCATGGCCCCGCTGAGGAACAGGTACAGACATAATACATCACATCCTTTCATAGCCCCGCCCCTTGCGGGGCGGAGATGGCAGATTAGCAGATGACGCAAGCCGGGGCGGGCCTATGCGCGTTCGTCGCGGTGCTGCCGCTGGCGGCGCCCGTGGTGCTCACATACCACGTGTTGTACGCGAAGCCGCGACTCGCCGACCGCAGGCGCACGGTCTGAGGACTTGTCTTTGCGTTGTACGCGTACCTGATGTGGAAAGCATTGGCATAGGCGCTGCCGGTATTCTGAGGAGATTCAAGCCCAAGGCGCTGTTTCCAGTATTCCCAATACTCGCCCTCGACGCCCGCCAGTTGCGGAACGATGTATTCCTGTTCAAGCGACGCTGGGAAGAACGTGTCGTAGGTGTCCTCGCTGGTTCCGATGGCTGTGTCCGTCACCGTGTTCAGCGCCGTAGTCACCTTGACAGGCTTGATGATATTCAAAAACGCCTCGTCAAAGCCAGCCATGAATCCGCGCACCGTCGCCAACTGCTGCGGCGGGCGGTCGAACACGTTCTGCGCCGTCCACCACGCGCCTGCCGACGCGACAGAATTGAGCCACTGTCGCATTGCGGACTGACTCCAACGGTTGTAGCCATACGCCGCCCTTTGAAGGTTGTTGGGGTTGCTGCTGCCATAGACGATATTGGAGGCAACCGTGCCAAGATTCGTTCCCGTCGCGCCAGCGGTCAATTCCAGATTTGTTTCCAGCGGCGTCACGCTGCTGGCGCTGGCAAACGTATGGGCCCGCCAGTTAGACGTCGCCACATCCGGAGCGCCCCAGGTATAGAAATCATTGTTTTTGCCGATGACAACCTGCCCACCGGCAGGGATTTCCACCGACGTCGTGAAGGAAAAGGTATCCCCTGCGCGACAGTTGGTGCCCCAGTTGGTGCCGATGATGAAATAATACGTTCCAGCGGGCATCGCCGCGTCCGCCACATAGATGGCCTCGGAGGCGTCAAACTGTATGCCCTGCATGGCGTAATGGCTTTGCAGGAACATGCCCGGTACCGTCTCGCCGTCCTCCAGCTCCACGTTTCCGAAGTGCACGACATCCCACGGCAGCACATACGACTGAGCGCCGTCGTTGTAGTTCAGCATGAGCTGGTCGCCGATGCTGAATACGCTCGGGGCTTCGCCCGCCTGTACGATTCTGTGTATCTCCACCAGTTCTGCCGCAGGCGTCGCCTCGCTCACCGGAACAATCTGCGACAGCAGCAGGTTCTGCCGCGCAATACCGGCCACGATCTGGTTTCCCGCATTGATCAGCGCCTGCGCCTTATTGCCTTCCCAAATGCTAACTCCCATTTATATCGCCTCCATTATGTCGCCGAATAAGTTACGGTGGTTTCAAGGGTTGTCGTGTTGGTCGTTATCGTCAGGCTTTCTCCGCTATCCAGCGTTCGCACCTCGGTGATGCTGCCGGTCGCAAAAGTGAATACGTCCGATCGGACCTCTGTCTGGCCGTTCATATGGCTGATCGAGGCTACGTCCCCGGTTTCTTCGTCGAACGTGATCGTCTGGACCGTGTTGGGGATTTCCTCGCACAGTAACAGTGCATAAGCAGCGCTCCCCGCCCCGATATTCTCCCTTGCCTGCTCCTGTTGGCCGTCAGTCAATCCCTGTTCTACGCTGAAATCCACGGCGTTCACATCGTCCACAGGATAAGTCACGCCATCAATAACAACGCTGGTCACACCCGCCATTCAAATCACCTCCGCGTTTGGTTTGTCGTTTTGTTCGTCGTTGCGCCCGCCGACCTTCTCGAACACCAATGCCGTGCCATCTACATAAACCCTGTAGGCATACTGTGCGGCCTGCTCCGCCGATGCCTGGGCGGCCTGCATGGCCGCCTCCGCCGCCGCCATCGCAGCTTGCGCCGCTTGATTTGCCGCCTGGGCCGCAGATTTCGCCGCCTCCGCCGCAGATCGAGCGTTGGCCGCCGCTTGCGCGGACGATTGGGCGCTTGTGGCTGCGTTCGTCGCCGCGTCAGCCGCCGAGTTTGCTGCGTCTGCGGCCGATACCGCCGTATCAGACGCCTCCTGCGCGGTGGAGGCGTCGGTACTGGCCTGCTGGGCGCTATCTGACGCGGCTTTCGCCGCATTTATTGCTTGCTCCAAAGCCTCCAATGCTTCTGCCGCCGCTGCCTCAGTAGTGTCTTTCATTTCCTGAAACTGAGCCTGCCAACTGATCCACGGCTCCGGAGCATCGCCGCCGCTCCCCAACGCAGGCAATACCCTTGTCAGGTAGATTATGGACTTGGCGATTGTGCCGCCGTCTATAACCTCCAGCTCGCATTTCCCAAGCCCCTGGGCTGACACGTCTGATTGGATGACCGTCCAATTCAAATTTTGCGCTGAAACCTCTACGCTTGATACCGGATAAGCTGTGCTGTCTCCTGGTCTCAGGTTTAACAGCGCAAAGGTCGCGTTCGGATATTCTGCCAGATAATCCCCGATTGGAAACTGTATCTGCCGGTATTCGTTTTCCCCGATTCGGCCAATCACAGTCGTCCCATTCGGATTAGCTACCACGGTTATCACCGCGAATCACCGCCTTTACCGCATTGTTCACCGCCGCGTTGCTTCATTCCACCAGCCGCGAATACTTCCCGCTGACCCACGCATTCTGGCCCTTGTACTCAATCAGGTTCCATCCGTCGTCGCTGGTCTGCCCCTGATACGGGTACTTGTCGCCCCGGTGGGCCACGCCCAGCTTCTTGCTGTTGGTCTTGTTGGGCGCGGTGCGGATGTAGCAGTCGCCGCCGTAGATTTCCACCCAACGAGGCTCCTCCACGGGTTCGTCGTGGTCGTCCAGCACTTCCTCCATCTTTGCGCGGGTCACGGCATCGTACACGCCGGTCTCGGGAAGCTTGTAAGCCCGCTGGAACGCTTCGACGGCCATCTCGGTACAGTCGCCGAACTCTCCGTCAGCGCCCCAGCGGCCACAGTCGAAGCCCAGAGAGATGAGGTTTTCCTGGAGCTGCTTCACGTCAGCGCCTTCGTCGCCGTTTTTCAGATCTCGATCACCGATGGGTCCCGGCTCCGGCTTGGGCGTGGGCTGGTCGTCGTAGGTGATCATGGTGTCCGGCAGCATCCCCCACTTCGTCCACGGGCCATCCGTGACCTTGCGCTTGACGCAATCGTAGTCAAATCCACGCATCTCGATGGTATAGCCACCACCGATATAAACGCCGATGTGGCCGGATTTCCACACAACCAGGCCGGGAATGTCGGGAATCGTGGAGATGTCGCCGGTCTTTTTGCAGATCGCCAGCATCCCGTTTGCATTCTTATCGGGGCAGTGGTTGGTGCCATACTTCGGGTCGGTGTCATATTTGCCGCCGGTCCAGAAGAAGGACTTGATCATACCCACACAGTCCGCGCAGCGCCGCCCCTGCTCAATGTCCTTCATGTAGCCGGGTTTGCGGGAGGGCTTATAATGGTCGTACTTGGGATAGGAGTATTGCTTGCTCTTGCTCTCGTACTTTTTCAATGTACATTTGTTCCCGTAGGTGCCATACCAATAGGCCCAGTGGGCCTTGTTGGCATACATCTTTTCGCAGTATTCCGCAAGCTGCTTGCCGGTAAACATAGGTGTTTCACCTCCATCAGTGTCGTCGGTCGTGCTGTCTCCGCCCTGTTCTCCTGCCTCATCCGCACCTGTGAAGAAGCTCAGCGGCTTCGTGCCCATGAGCTTATTCAAGTCGACGTTATCATTGATACCCGGCAGCGTCCCCTTGGACGTGTACTGCCACATATCGCACGGCATTGGCGGTTTGTATTTCTCTCCGTAGCCGGGAATCCAAATATAGTCATAGTGACCATAATCAAACGCCCAGTCATTGTACTTCTCTTGTGCGACGTACAGGGCTACTCGGATGTCACCAGAGCCTTGCTCCTTCGCCAGCCGTCTGAGTTCATCCTCAAATACCCGGGCAATCGGTGCGGCCTGATTGTCTTTGATGCCCCATTGCGATTCGCAGTCAAGCACCCAGAATACGGGCCATTTGCCCCCCGCCTTGACGGTATCAAAGAACAACTTCGCGTCCCGCTTAGCCTGTACCTCAGTGACGCAGTACAAGAAATGGTAACAGTGGAATGGAACGCCATGTGCCACAGCCTCTGTGACGTTGCGCTCATAATACGGGTCAGAACCATTCCCATACAGCCCGCTTGCTTTGATGATGCAGAACGCCAGATGTGGAGCAAGCCGGTTCCAGTCGATATGACCCTGATGCTTGCTGACATCTGCGATGAATCGGTCGAGCCGGTAACTTGCCAGCCAGCTGAACATCTGATACTTGTCAGATGTCCACGTAAACTGAATCGGGTGCCCGACACCCGGCACCAGCGTCAGCTTCGTCTCGCCGCCCAGCCCTTTGAGCCTGTTGTACATACTCTGAGCATACTTTTTATAGTTATGCTCTTTTTCACCGGCAAGAAACCACACGGGCACATGAACGAATGTTTTCAGTTTGTCCCCGATGTCCTTGCACGGCGACAGCACCGAAGCGGCGCTGAAATAATCCGGGTAGGCCAGCAGCATGTCCAGCGTGCCGTTGGCCCCGAGGCTGTGCCCGCTGATGGAAATGTTGCCCTTGTCGCAGCCGTTCTCCTCGGCCACATGGTCAATCAGCTTCTTCAGCGCCGCCTTGTAGTCGCCCCATGTGCCTTTGGGCAGTTGCGGCATTAAAATGTACGAATTCGGCGTACACTTGCCCTTGGACAGCGAGATGTACGGCTCCCGCTTTTTCAGTTTTGACAGGCTGCTACCGATCTCACCGCTTCCGTGGAGCACTACGATCAGCGGGAGGTTCGACGTATTGGGCGCGTTAGGAGTATAGAGTATGTATTTAAATCTGTCGTAAGAGCTATCCTTCACTGACATTTAAATCACTCCTTCTTATCATGGTATGTTGCGTGCCGCTGGATGGGTGCCGCCGCGTCAGCTCACCGCCGTGCCGGTATAGCGGTACACCGCACCCGGTGTGATTGTGTTTTGTGAAACGCGGGTGGTGAAGGCGTGTCTATAATTGCCCGCCACGTAACAGATATCAAAGGATAGAACCAGGGTGCCGCTCTCGACGCCTGTCTTAACCACAGTCCCGTAGCCGCCCGAGATACTTTTCCCTGTCAGACTTTGCATGGGCTCGTTGACGACACGAATACTCGCCGGATAATTCAATTCAAGGTCTTTCAGTTTGTTATATAAGAGCGCGGCAGTTGTATCGGTCGATGTGAGCGAGATGGACGCCCCGACATTCGCCGAGGTGAGGTTGACATTGCCTGTGCGGTAATCGGTCTCCGCGTTGCCCTTGACGCCGGTGAGGCTGTTGACCTGCGCCCCTGCCGCGATGCCGTCCAGTTTGGCCTTATCGGTGGCGCTCATCAGGCCGATTTCGCTCTGCGAGGCGCTGCGCACGGTCTTTTTTGTCGGCGTGATGACGCCATTGGCGTCCTGGGTGATGCTGTCGATGAAGGCCACCGCCGTCCCGCTGGCGGTGGGGTCGGCGACGGCGGTCTGGGTGGGCTTGGCCCCGATGTTCGCCGGGGTGATTTCAAGATTGGCCCGGGCGCCGGCGGCATTGGTCGCCCCGGTGCCGCCAGAGGCCACATCCAGCGGAATGTTCAGATATAACCTGGAAATGCGCGTCGTACCGTTGAAAATGCTCTTTGCGCTTGTAATCAAGGTGCCATCCCGGTAAACCAGGAATTTGTTGGCTTCTCCGATCTTCTGTCCTTCATAGTTGTACACAATGCTCTCTGACGGCGTTACCGGGCTGCTGAGAGACACCGCAATCTGTTTTACCCCGGCACACTCCATTGCAATGTGGAAAGACATTGCGTCACTCGGCACGGTCACAGAATAAGTGTATGGGTTTGATGGGGTACCGGAGGACGGAACAAGCCAATCCTGAATATCCAACATTTCAAGGGCATTGTCGCTAATAGATGTCCAGGTATTTTCCCCACCGTTCAAATTGCCATTGAAGGCAAAGGTCACGGTGATCGTCTTTCCCCGCAAGGGAATGGCGAACCCGCAGGAAAAGACCGTTATGTTCCCGCTTCCGGAGGTGTTGACGATCCAGCCGTCCGCCACCGTCTGCCCGCTCAGCAGTGAATCCGGGTCGTTCTCGTCCGGGACGTCGTAATAGCGGTCCGGCTCGTTAAAATTAATACGACCGACATTCAGAAATCCCGCGTTGATATAGCTGGCATTGATGTACAGCTGCCCGTTGTACAGCACCAGCCCCTGGGCCGCGCCGTTGTCCGTCAGGCGGTTGAATATCTCCTGCTGGGTAAGACTTTCGTCAATATTTGTCTCTATATTCTGCGCAACCTGGCTGATAAGCTGCGCCTGTTCCCGCGTAAATCCCTTCGGCTGTGCGGCCTTGTTGATGGCATACGTCATTCCCTTTGATTCAAGCGCCGTTGTACCATTCAATCCAAAGGCCACATTGGTCAACGCGCCGGTATGGTTGTTTCCGCCCTTGTCCGTGAACGTCACAATATCCATCGGCCACAGATACGGCGCGTTGACCACCGCCGCTGTAAACGGCCTGTAGGTAAACCCGTTCAGCATCGTATTCAAAGGCGGCAGCACCGTTGCGATCAACGGCCCCGCAATGGTGTTACCGGTCAGGTCAATGGCATAATCGTCCGTCCCCTCAACGATGGCAATGCCGCTATCATTCGTATATTCAACGCCGGTAATCGTAAGGTCATCCTCATACAAATCGCTGCTGTAGCGATTGTCCATCGTGCTGACGTATCCCGTGGCGTTGTCGTACCACGAGAACCGGAGTTGACCGTTCCAATCGAACCATGCGTTGGTTCCCATGATGCCCGCACACCATTGAATGATGTTTCGATAGGTGATTTGCCCATAGTTGGATGGCAATTCGGCCACGGTGACGTCCGCATTAATCAACGCTGATATGCTTTGTGCCAGCGTCACGCCGCAAGCCGTGCACACCTGCCCCACCAATCCCGCAATCGTGGTCGGAAAGGTCAATGCCGTCGCATCCACCGCAACGTCAAACCTCGTCATCCTGTCCAGCGCCTCGATGGTGATGGTGGTCAGCCGCCGGGGCTGCTCATCCGGCGTGAAATAGCCGCATGGTACCCAATTTACCGCAGGGCTTTCCTGCGTCCAGTCCGCAACCCCGACCTCGACAAACAGCTCCGCGCCCTCAAACACCACCCCGTCAAATTGACCGTCCGCATTGTCCAGCGTGAGTTTCATTTCAGCGGCAATGGCTGTCCCGACCTCCAGTTTTTCACCGTTGCACGAATAACGGTCAATGAAAAAACTACTTTCGCGAACATTGTCGCTGGTAATCTCAATTTGTATCGGCATTCCCGCTTCATCGTTGATGAATATGGGCTCTGTGCCGCTGTACAGTATGACCACATGCGCATCTTGGGAATCATAGATTTCTGTGCTTCCGCTGTACAATTTCAGGTGTTTGCCATCTCCGGATTGGTATATCAGCTCATCGCCGTTGTAAACGGATATTTCGGAAGGCAGTTTCTTTACCGTCGAGCCAGTGATCCGCAGTACCTTTGCATTCTCCGCCTCAAACAGCGCCCTGACCGTCTCTGTAATTGGGTACATGCTATCTTCACCGCCTTACTGTTCGATAATATTGAAACTGACCGTCCAAGCGTTGATGCGCACGTTGTACGCGCTTGCGCCCTGGTCGCCGGAATAAAACGTCTTGGTCACATAACCGTTCGCCAGCGGATCGAGGCAATTCACGCTCACATATTCAGGTTCAAACGCCTTCAGCACCGCATTGGCTGTCGCGATGTCCACATTCTGCCATTCCAGCTCCAGCTTGCGCTTGCGCGTGATGCGCATTTTGTGCATCAAGCCACTTTCGCAGCGCCCCGCGTCGGGATCAGATATGTCATTTATGGTCCAATCGTACTTGGAGGGACAGGGTATTGCTACCCCGTCCACCGTCTTGATCGGGTTATAGGCTTGGTTCGGCATACTCTGTCACCTCCTGTCAGGTCCCCACTGGCACGATCGTCGTCCCCGCCCTGCGGTTCATCCGGGTCTGCGCCCGGTTCACGCTGGCCGCCGTGACCTCCGCTGTGAACTCCTTCGCCGCGATCTGACGCATCAGCGCCACCTTCTCACGGTCGCGCTCGTTACTGCCCGCCATCGCGTCGGTGAAGGCGTCGTACATGGCGCGGTACATGGTCTCGTAATCGGCCTCGCTGTTGTCACCGCCGCCGTCGTACATCGTCGCCGCGATCTTCACGCCGCCCATTGCAGCCCGCACAGCGCTGAACATCGTCGCCGCGAGTTGGCTCTGGTTGAGAACTTCCGTCCTGCCGCCGACATGCCCCACCAATTCAGGCCCCGCTTCCCCCGCCAGGAACATGCTGCCGTGCGCATTGGTTGTGCCGCCGGCGTACTGAGGAATGTCTTTCCAAATGCCGTTGCTGAAGATGCCACCATCCGCAAATTGCGAAATGCTTTTCCAGATTCCGTTGGAAAACACGCCGCCGAGCCGCGTGACCACCATCTTAATCTCACCCTTGTTATTGGAGGGCTTGATGATCACGGTGTCGTGTTCACCCTTTTCAAGGTTGACCTTGATTTTTGTGCTGAGGTTATCAAGGCCCATCGCGCTTGTTGGTGTGCCGCTCCAATTTTGTTGCAGATTCGCCAGAAACGAAACCGAGTCATCTGTCTGGCTCAGTATCCACTTGGCTGCGCCGATGCCGTAGAAATTGGACTTATCCTCTCCCCGCTGTTGCGTCAGGTTGGCAACGAAGCTCACCGCTTTGTCCGTCTGTTTCAGTATCCACCCTGCCGAGCCGATGCCGTAGAAGTTGGACTTTTCCTTGCCCTGCTGTTGCGTCAGGTTGGCAACGAAGCTCACCGCTTTGTCCGTCTGTTTCAGTATCCACCCTGCCGAGCCGATGCGGTAGAAGTTGGACTTTTCCTTGCCCTGCTGTTGCGTCAGGTTGGCAACGAAGCTCACCGCTTTGTCCGTCTGTTTCAGTATCCACCCTGCCGAGCCGATGCGGTAGAAGTTGG